GTTTATTGTTTACGAAATATGATTAGCTAATACTTGTTCTACGTGGGATTTAGCTACTTCCCAACTTACAGGACCACTTTCGTCTGCATAATCTACAGGATCAGGACGACCTAATTTAATAAATGCTTCAATACGCTCTACTGATGCTGCTGATTTGTAATCTGAAAACCAGTATCCTGCTTCTGATTCATATAGGATTATATCCCCATCTAATGTTTGGGCTTTAGGAATCCAAATTGGTTTATAACTTGTATTTGTACGTTTATAAACTTCATCAAAGTTAAGACCAAGTTTTTGACAAGCCAACTCTCCATCTTTTAAAATATCAAATTTATTTACCTCAAGATAAGGAGTATAAATTGATACTAAATCAGAATCCCAATTACCAATTTTAAATGCTTCAAAATCAGCATCTCTAAATTCTTGTCTACAATCAGGATAGATAGCATGATCACCTTGATGGATTCCCATCGCAATAGCTACTTCTTGCCCTACAGTGCAATCATCTCCAGTATTCTTAGTTGCAATTGATAATGCTACTGCTTGAATAAGTGAACTAAAGATCTTATTACGATTAGGAACAACGGTATCTTTCATATTGTCTTGTTCGTAATGTCCCTCAGGAACATCATCTCCACCTTCAACTAATGCGGAATTAAGTAGTTGAGATAATCCATTTAACTTAATAATTTGGTGTTTTATATTACCATAGATTGGTTTACCACCACAACCGCAATTTTTTTCATTTACATAAGCAACTAGTGATGATGCTCGTTCTAATTCTACTTTATGTTTTTGACCATAATCAAAACCTAAAGCTGTTACATCGTAATCGTTTGCTAGGAGGTGGAGGAGTAGTGTTGATGAATCCATTCCACCTGATAGTGATAGTACTGCTTGTTTTTTCATTCTTGTTTAAATTAAAATGGAAGAGTATTTTCTTGTAATTCGCTTACCTTCCGTTCAAGCGAGGATTTATTAAAATATTTTTTCAAAAATGTCTCAGGATACAACATTACCTCTCCTGTATACTTTGGATTTGATACAAAACGAGTTTCATGTTTTACTTTTTTGCTTGCAGCAAATTCTGCTACTTTCTTTCCAAGTGTAGAACCTGCTGCTCTACCTAGATAATCATACAGTGATAACATTTTTTCTGACATAACTTTTAAATTTGTTTACATTGAAGATAATATCTTCTTTTTGACCGCTCAAATCTTTTTCAAAATAATAAGCAAGTTTTTCTTTTGGTTTGAAATTTATTCCACTATCAGTGTATCTTACTCCTTCTGCTCCTACTAAAATTGGATTTGAGGTATCTACTGATTTAATAAATTTCCAATCTCCATAAGCCATAAATTCTTGAGGTAGAGAACAACCTAATAAATGATGATAGTAGGTAGGTCTAATAATATCATGAGCAACTAAACGTCTAATAAACTCCATTCTACCGTACATTTGAGCTTTCAATATAGGTAATCCAGCTTCACCACCATATTCATCTTGATATGCTATACTAGAGTGATTAAATGCTATATGTTTATAACCTAAATCAACTAATGTTTGGTATGTAGTTATCAATTCACCAATTGTTTTGCCTTGACATACTGCCATAAGATTAACTCCATCAGGTAACTTACCAGCGTAGTTTAATATCCAGTGTTTGGCGCTTCGAATAGTTGTTACAGAATCATTCCACGCATCAGGTACAATGAATATGTCTGGTTGTATCCAGCGTATTTTTTCTAGTAAATCATTTATAGTATGGTCTATCCCCTCAAACAATCCATTATCACAGATTATAAATGAATCAGGTTTTTGCCTATATTCCCTCATATGTATTTTATACTGAGGGTATTGGTCTGTTAAATGAGGAAGAATATATTGATAATCATTCCATTTTAGACTTTCTTTTAGAAAGCATAAAGGTACTTCATGCGAAACTTCCATTTTTTATTTTATTTAACTTTGATTTTAATTTATCTACATTAATAAACTTCCACCATTTTTTATTACTATTAGGAATTTCATCTGCAAGGATATCTTCCCAATGTCCCTCATAATAAGGAGGAGGCATTTCTATTTGCTGGTCTTTTAGTTTTTTAATTTTCATATATAGCAGTATTTTTGTCATGCTCTCTAAATTCCACTCTTGCTACTTTAACTCTACCGCTTGTTTCTTCTTGAACGAATGTGTTTAATTTCTCAAAAATGTACTTAGCAAATTGTTCTGCTCCAACAGCAGGAATAATTCTAAGTTGAATTATACCTAGTTGATCCATTGTTTTAAAGCCGCCTAATCCTGGGTCGTCTTCTGCAATAATTGTAGTGTGGTCAAACATATAATCCATCCATGCTTTGGGGTTTTTACCGTCAATAGTACCGTTAGCACGCTTCATACCTCCAAAATCCCATACCCAATTTTTTTCATCTAGTTCACCTTCGAACCAGACTCTAAATGATACTCCATAACCGTGGAGAAAACGGCAGTGTGTTCCTTCTGCTTTCCATTGACGAAACACACAACTAAAACCATCAAATAGTTTTGTTGATTGAAACATTTTAATCTTTATTTTTTGTTGTTGTTGTTGTTGATTTAAATAAGATAGTTGATAATAGATTTAACCCTACTGCTTGCCAGAATGTAATTTCAGGTAACCCAAACATAGTAGGCATTAACCAATTCCATAACCACATAAGGGGATAACCTAATATTAACAGTACTGTGCATATGATTCCTAAAATTCCTATAAATGCACCGATTGTTTCAAAACTATTCTTCATTTGTTTGTATTTGAGTTTCTATATCGTCTATATCAATTTTAATTTCAGCTAATGATTGTTCAATTTGAGATACCATATTAAGTAATTCACCTATCATTGCTGTTTGTTGTTCCGGAGATGAGATTTGAATATTATTTTGTATCTCAATAACGCGTTCATGTATTTTATCAGTTTCCATTTTCTACTTTATCTTTAAAGTTAATAAATTCCTTTGCCAATTCCACACTTTCCTTTTTATATTTTGGTTTATAAGGACAATGTTTACATTTATTTCCACAACATGTTCCTCGTTGAATGTGATAGAGGGCGGTAAAAACCACCCTCGTATCCTCCATATAGTAATGAATGTCTTTTATAAATTCATGTTTCATATTATACTATTTCACACGCACCTCCAGCACAGGCTGCTTGATCCATTAATGTTGTATCATCATTAAATTCAATAATTTGAGATAGGTCAATGTTGTGTAGGTATTGAGCCATTTCTTCAAATTTCTCTTTAGTAATATCTTCAAATGGTGCTTGAGTATAAGTACCTCCAAAATAAGGTAATACTGATAGGCCGTTAAATGTTTCTTTATTATCCCACATCCACTTACCTACTTCTTCCCATTCGCCTTCATTAATAGATACGGTAGCGGATACATTGTTTGTGTTAGCTCCTTTACGATGACCTTTTTTAACCCATTGTACGTTAAATCTCTTAGTACGCTCAAGCATGTCAATTACGTTTTCAGTTCTCAAAATAGATCCTTCTGGTGCTTTTTGAGGTACTGAAATTACAGCTTGAATTGTGGGTTTAAAGAAATCGTCTTCAACTAACTCAGGATGATTAATAGCAAGATAAGTATAAATTGCTTCATTTTTACCTACACGAATACGACGGATATAGTAATCATTATGCCAAGCATGAATACCAGATGCGGTTCCTAATACCAATGAACTAGTACCTGATGGTTTAACTGTAGTTACACGAGATGCTTTGTTTACTCCTATTATTTCGGCAACACGAGCATTTTCGTCTTTAGCTAAATCTGCTGCTTTTTTCAAATCGTAATTTAAAATAACTCCAGACCCAATACCTGTCATTCCTACACCTAATAAAGCATCTTTTTCAGTTGTTTTTTGCCATACATCTCTCAAGTAATGAAAATTAGTATAAGCTGCTTGTAGTGTACCAATGAAAGCACCTATTTTAACACGTTCATTTAAATCTTCTTGTGATTCAATGTTTGAAACATTTACTTCACATAAGTTACAAAATTGGAAAGGACGTAAAGCAATTTCACAACATGGGTTAGTTCCCCAATCTTTATCATTTGAAAAGTAAATACCAGGTTCTCCAGAATTACTTAATTCAATTTTTTTCCATAGTTTAAAGAATTCATCTTCGGTAATTTTATGGCGCAACACAACAGCAGAGTTATTAGCACGTCCACGTTGTGGATTTTCTTCCCACCAGCTACCAAATTTGCAAGTCAACATATCTTCATCATCCAAATCAAATAATGAAATCAATGCTGCTCGTCTAATACCACCACTTAATACAGCATCAGCAATATGACAAGCCATATCATGTACCTCTACTGAGGTCATTTTATCACCGTTTTTCTTACGTTCGAATATTTTTTGTAAGTTAAATAAACATTCTTTAAGTGGTTCAGGACCAGGTGCTTTTCCACCTACAGTAATCAATTGAGCACCTTTAACTCTAATATCCCTAAAATCAAATGTAGGTAAAGCAGCTCCAGTAAAGTATGCTTTACATAGCATTCTAACAGCATCCGCCCACCCCTCAATACTATCACCAATTAAATAGCGTTTGTGTTTAGTTGGTACTTTAATTTCAGGTAATTGCTCAATGTGGTGGTTTTGTACACTATATCCTACTCCACATCCACTTAACAATAAGAACATTATTTCACTAAATGCTCTCCAATCATCAAGAGGAAGAAAAGAACAGTTAAATATACGAGCATTATTAAGCTCAATGGGCTTACCAGCAAATTGCAAACTGCGCATTGAAGGCAATACTTTTTTATCGTAGACCAGTTTGTAGGCGTTTTCGATTTCATCTTTTAATTGCGGAAATTTAGTTTGATGCATTTCTTTATTTCTCGTAACTAATTCTTCCCATGTTTCTCTCCTTTTTTTCTCAGGCACATACTTACTATACTTCATGTAAGTAGTGATCTCGCTAAGGATACCTTGCGTTACATCCATTTTTTTTATTTTAAATTTTATTGTTGTAGTTATAAATATAGTATATACCTTAACTAACCTTCAAGTTTAAAGAATTTCTTATGAAGCATTTGTCTATCTTCAATTCCTACTCCTGAAAAGTCATTTACGGGTTTATTATTGGAATTTGTTTCAATATTATCATCATCAACAGGACTATCATCTATATCAATATATCCATTTGATGTGTTTATTCTAGATCTAAACGTCATTCCGTCGGCTCCATATCTATTTTTCATTATATGCCAGTTTCCTGTACCTTCTATTTTGTCTTTACGTTTACGAGCTAATGATAAGATAATGTCTCCAATCATAATTTTATCATATGATCCTGCTGCATTATCACCTTCAATAATATCGGATTTAGCTGCTGTACGATTTGCTTGTGATGGTGATATAATGGGTATGCCACGTTCTTTACCAAATGCTTTAGCAGCAACATAAACATCATCAATTTCGTCTTTACGATCTTTTCTACCTTTAGTACGCATATAGTCTAGGTAGTCTATAATAATCATATCCGGTTTAAAATCGTTTTGATGCTCTAACTGCTGTAGATGTGATTCTATAGTATCAAATGATGCTCTCTTAGGTGGATATTCTTTAATAATTACTTTGCCTTTAACTTTACCCACTATCTCATCTACTTGTGAGCGATGTAAATGTAATTTATCTACATCAATACCCGAAAATATAGCATCATAACGTTTACCTACATAACCTTCACCTAATTCAAGTGAATAATGTACTACATTAAAGCCTAAGGATGCAGCATAAGCACCCATAGCAGCTACAGCCCATGATTTACCTCCACCAGGATTACCAAATACTAATACTAAATCACCTTTACCATATCCGCCTTGTGTTATTTCATTAAATACAGGCCAAGGAAACGGAATTGTATTCCTATCATCTTCACGATATCTAGCTTCAATATCTAGATTATAATCAAGACCAATTGTTTTATCCTCGCCTGATTTTACAGCTTTGCTAATCAATTGAAGGATACTATCGAAATCATTCATTTCAAGTAACTGTACTGAATTTAGAATAGCACTCTTTACTTGTTGGTTTCTACAAAATGAGCTAAATTCAGCTTCAACCCATTCTAGATCACTTTGATCAGCCATTTTATAGGCTTCTTTAAGTGCTTCTACAATTGATATTCTTAATACTTCATTCTCAAGTTTCTTTACCTCAATCGATAGTGTTTCTACTGTTGGTGTTGTGTGATACTGTCCAAAGTACTTTTGAATGTATTCTACAACCCATTTATGTGCTGATGATTCAAAGTATTCTGAGTCAAGTGAATCGATAATGTTAATTAGAAACTGCCGTTGTGTTAGTAGAGCTCCTAATACTTTTACTTGGAATACCGGTCCGTACTGATTTAATTTACTTAATGTTGTGATAGATACCTCCTTTGTTTTATAACCTTATTAATTGTATTTCCATATAAACCCACCTGATGTTTTGATTGAACCTCTTAAAGCATCTTTAATTCCTTTAATACCAGTTTCATTTCTAGCCTCAGTAATAGATTTATATTCTTTTATTATATTGTTGTTTTTATCTAACTGTATTATAGGTTTAGATTTAACTTCAATACATTTTTGCCTATTATTTTTAATATTTAGACACCAATCTAAACTATGTTTTTTGCCTATCCTAACTAAGGATATATTTTTTTTATGTTGTTCACTTTTAGGTTTATTATAATTTCCATGTTCACTTCCATGTTTATAGGTTAATGATATTAAACCTGTTCTACCTTTACTTATATTTTCACCGTGATTTAAAGCAATACCTTTCTTAGCTTTACTTATTTTCTTCTTAGTTTCTTCTGATAGTCCGGAATTGCCAAATGGTTTGTTTGTTTTATTATAGAAATTAGGACTATTTTCTACATCATAGTAATTTAACCAGTATGTTTCTCGTTCTATAAGATGGTTAATACTATCACAGTGTTCAATTATTTCTTTTTTAAAACTACGTTTACCATATTCTTTAATAGCAATTTTTAGATCAGTACCAGAACCAATATAATTAGGATCATTATTTTTATCTTTACCTATATATTGTTTACCATTAATTAGGTTTGTTGTTTTGTATATTACCATAATATTATTTACAATAAATATATGACAATACTAGATAAATTAAATCCTATGTTATTTTTATTTGATATGATCTTCTAGATCATGTGGTAATACCATAGGACTTTCAATAATGTTTCTATATACGTTATATTCATCATGTGGTTCTCTTATATCATTATCACTTCTGTACTTATCAATAAGTTGAGATGCACACATTTTTAAAACATCAATGCTATTACTACTTTTAATCATTTCTTCTGTTACGTAAACTTCAGTAGCTTTTATAGTATTTCTATTGTAATCTACTTCTTCTATTTTAAGTTTATAGTACATAGTTTATTTATTGTTTAGTAATTAATTTTGTTTAGTTCTTCTATCATAAATTCTGTATATTTTCGTATTTCGGGTGGTTCTTTATCCATACTGCCCATTTTCATCCTTATTTGATATACAGCTTGACAATAGCCTATTTTAATATCTTCATTTAATGGTACTCGTCTTGTAAACCACATTGGATCATCTACCATTATTTGGCTTGAAGTTATCATTTTTTTCTTCTCCATAACCTAAATTTATTTGAAAGAATTTGGATAACCAAATAATTGAGTTAACCACGACGAAGTATTAGGAATACTTTCACCTAATTTATCATTGTGATACAACTGCAAGAATATCGGTATATTCAATTCGTATGAATTATTAAATGCGTCTTTAACCAATTGTTTATTCTCTGGTGATAAGAAGCTACCATTCAAAGACATCAGCTGATGATTAATTGATAGTTGATGTCTTCTTTCTACAACAGCTAAATATAGTTTATTTTCATCTACTTTATCTGCTGATGTACTAATGATTTCATCTAATTCTATTTTTGTATCACCTATTAATTCAGGAAATAACTTAATTAGTTTTTTAGGACCTAAACCAGTAATACCAGGAATATTATCAGATGTATCTCCCATTAGTATTTTATAGTTAAGAAAGTTATTACTACTAACACCGAATTCTTCTAATACATCTTTTGGAGTGTATATTTTCTTTTTAGTAGGAGAATAACAATGAACTTTATCTGATACTAGTTGTATAAAGTCTTTATCAGCAGACATGATAGTTACCTTTTGAGTTTCATCATGTGCCTGAAATTTATTGGCTAGGTAGCCAATAATGTCATCTGCTTCTAAACCATCAATACTAATAACTGTAACAGGTAAACATTGTAAGTATTGAATCAAACGTGATATTTGATTATTAATACTTTCACTCTCTTCATCTTTAGATGAGAAGATATTATGATTAGTTATACGGCTAGAATTACGGTTTGCCTTATATTCCGGATATAAATTTCGTCTTGCGTTTGACCCTCCAATACCATCAAATATCACAACTACTTTAGTTGGATCAGACATGCGTATAGCATAACCAATAGATTTAAGAAATCCTGTAAGGCCTCCGATATGGTGACCATCACTATTAAGATGGTTAATCATAGTAAACGACCTCAAAAATGTATTGAGGCCGTCTATGATTAAAATCGAACTTAGTTCTTTGCGAAAGTCTGGTTGTACATTGGAGAGTAAATGTTCATATTTACTCTTCATTTTGTTTATTTAGATTCTACCTCATCATTATCTATCTCTATCATCGGGGATATACTTCTACTTTCTTCCCATTCGCTAGTATCTTCAACAATTTGTAGATCATCAACATTAGTTATTCCTTCAAACCATTCTTTAGCGTATTCCTTCTTATAACTCTTAATATCGTTATCTTCATCAGGTATAAAACCATGAGGTGTTACAATAATAGTAGATGAAGTCGCTACACCACAATCAGCATGTATTTTGTCAATTGCTATTTTAGTACGTTTAGCAAATTCAACTTTTTTACCATCTTTTTGTGCGTGTATTTTAGAAGTACCGCTATTAGTTACATTACCAAATGTAATTACGATTGAGGCATCCCAATACATTGCATTACCGCCTTTATTTGTCATACGAGGTTGACTCATTGGAGTAAGTGCTGGTTGCACGCCTGTTTTATTAATTACAAAGAATGTATTTGTGTATGGATACTTTTCTTTGCGCGATAATGGAAACTGTTGATTGATGAAATTACCAAATTGTGTAGCCATCGCTCCAGCATTCCACATAGGATTGTTGTTATTTTGTTTAACACTCATATCGCATGGAATTGATCCTACTGAATCCCAAAGGAATAATAGATCATATGGTAATTTACCTTTTGATTGTTCGCTAAGGATATCGGCAATGAAGGCAGATACATCTTCGATTGTGTTGAGAGATGATCTGTCAACATATAGGAAGAATCCTTTATAGTTTACTACTTCACCTGATTCTGTGTCTGGAACTGCTTCGAGTTGAAATCCCATTTTTTGAGCATGTTCAAAATCCCATTTCATCTCAGTGATGATGAAGACGGGTAGTACACCCATCTTCTGAGCAGCTACCGCTGTTTCAATCATCAATGTGGTTTTTCCAGTATCAGATCCTCCACGGGCAATGGAAACATGTCCCATTGGAATTCCAGGAATAGATAGAGCATTAGCTACAGCAGGTGAAAAGGGAATCCATCTTTGCTTTTTAAACTTTGATGCTTGATCTAGAAATTTAGATTTCTTAAAGGCATCAATGTCAAAAGACTTTTTAAGTGATTCAGATACTACTGACGTTAAACTGTCTTTACTTTTTGCCATTATTAATCGTTAAATAGGTCATTAAATTTGTCTGCATTACTAGTTTTAGCAGCAGGTGTTTCGAGTGAGTAAGCTGGTGTTACTGGTTTGTTGATTTCAGCAATAAAATCATCATCATCCTCATCTTTTGATGCGATTGGAGTTTCGGTTGCAGCGGCTTCTTCTTCAGGATTTAACCATTTAGCTAATACGTCTTTAAGTTGATCATAAGAGTACTTACGATTAATACCCAAGATGTCTGGTTGTTCTTCAAGCAATTTAGTTACTAAAGCACCATCTTCTGAAATTGGGGTGGTTTTAGGTTTAATGCGAAGATTACACTTAATACCTTTCCTACCAGCAATAACGTCTTCAGTTGCTTCAATTGTGAAGTCTCTACCATCTGTAATGTCTGTAAAATCACCATAGTCGTCATCAGCAGCGATGCCGAGGAGTTGATCATGAGTTAATTTACCAAATTCCCACAAACGAGCACCCAAATGCTCTTCACCACGTACGATTACAGCAGCAAAGAAACGAGATTTAGGAGAAATTTTGTTTGCTAGTTGCCAATCTTCCTTATCACCTGATTTGCGAAGTTGTTTTGCAAAGTCAGCAATCGGATCGGCTTCCTGCCAGTTTGTCAATGACAAGATTGGTCCTTTAGCAAACCCATAATGGAATTGTACTTCACGGATAGGCCATGATTTGTCAAATTTGCTTGGTAAAATACGCACTTGGTACTTACCCGCTTTAGGTTTAAAGAAAATCTTAGTGTAATCAATACGCTCGCGTTGTTGACCACCTTTGTTTTGTGAAGCAGCAAGCTTCTGTTTTGCGATGTTTAAATCCATAACTGTTTTATTTTATAGGTTAAATATAAGAACCTTAATTTGGACCACCAAAAAATTTAAATAGATTGAGCGGTTGCTGCTACTTCATCAGCTTTATTTCCTATTATACCACCACTGTTTTTTCTATCTTCAATAACCTTATTAAATAAAACATTGGGGTCTGTAACTCCTTTTTTAAGTTGCTCTTCAAATGAATTAGCAAACTTTCGAAACCATCCTGCTCCATTCCAGGTAGCATATATAAAATGAAACATTAATCTAGGATCAGAATTAATTATTTGTTGAGCTTCTGGGCTCAGGTATGTATTAAATAGTTTTTCAAACTGAGGTTTCATTATTTCTGCTGCTAGATCCTGTAGTGGTCTTTTTAATTCTCCCCCATCATAGTATCTCACCCATTTTTCAGGATTTTTTTTCTTATCAGCATCTATTAAAGCCCAAAATTGTTTACCTTCTTCAGTTGCATTGATAGAACCACCTGTTTTTCTATCGATACCATACATGGTTTCTCCAGATTTTCTAAATGCTCTTTTTTCTCTTTTATTTGTTAATTGTGATGGATTAACATATGCACCCTCTATATTATCTATAATACCTCTTACAGCTTTTGTAAATTTATTTTGAACAGCTGTTACTTTTGAAGCGGGGATACTAGCTAATTTACTTGTTGTATTAATTCCTCCTAAAGCAGTAGCAGCCGCTAAAGCAGCAGTCAGTGCTTTCTTTTTAAAGTCTTCATTAGTTTGCTGTTCTTCTAAAACAACATGGGCTATATCTAGTAATTTGATCATACTTCAGTTTCTACTCTATCTGCTACAAACTTATTAACAATATTATATACATCCTCGGTACCTATAGATACAGGAATTTTTTCCCCTGGGAATGTTTGATTTATAGTTTTTATTTCTTCAGGTGTTGCTTTGTCACTATATACACAATCTAGTAATTTTATATTATTTACTATAATTTCATCAGTATCACTTAGTTCATCATCATATAATCGTTCTCCAAATACGCTTGTAAGTATTTCTTCGGCATTTTCTTGAGTAAATTTAGTAGCTAAATTAATATATTGTTTTAAAAAAATATTCCTTTTAGTATTCATTTCTTCAGAAAAATCTTTTTTTAGATTAGCATTGTATATTTCATCTTTTAAAGATCCTATTTCTTTAGATATAAAATTTTTGAATTTATTATGTAGTTTAAAATCAGATGTTGTATTTCCGGGAGCACCAAAATTAATCCATCTTCTCCCAGTATCATCAGGTCTAGACATAATATCTGATTTACTTTTAATCATTAGAATTCCTTCTAAATAACATAAAACTCCATCATTCCAATGAGATTTTAAATCTCGATATAATCTTTTATTTTTACTTCTAGTTAAAGTACTAATACTTTTTTTAGTACCTTCTAAAGATTTTAACTGATTTAGTTTATCAAAACTAGTTATGTGAAAACTTTTAACAGTTTTTCCTTTATTTAAAATATTAGCTATATTAGGAGTTAATGGAAAATAATCAGTTGATGCTAATTCATATGATTTAGCAAGCCATTTAATTTCTTTTAATATATCTAGTAATTTGATCACTATTTGTTAAGATCTATAATTTTGTAGATAGCAGTATCTAAACGGCGTAATTCAGGGCCGTTATTGAGTAGTATACAATTTTTATAATCAGACCAATTAACAATAAATCTAGTATCTAACATACCGTTATTTAATTGTCTAATCAATGCATTGAGAGCATTAATTGTATATAGTGTATTTGATTCCTTCTTACGGTGAAGTAATATTGTGTTAGATAAGGGACTGTCTGATGTATTGCCCATATCAATATTGTATGTGCATATTAATTCTTTACTTTGAGGTGACTCAAGAACGAATATTTTATTATACATTATTGTATATCGGCGATTGATATCGGCAAGAACCGTATCCAATTCGTCTGGAGTAGTAAAGGTACAGAATAGTTTGTTCAAATCGAAAAATATATTGTCTGTCATAAATATTTAAATTTTAGTTAATCCGTGATAAGATGTTCCCTGTTTAATGCTTACTGGGTAGTCTAGTATAGTTGTTAATTCTTGTATTATATTGTTATCTTCTTTGCTATAATCAAATAGGAAAGCATCGTAAGTATATAGTACAATTTTAGTTTTTTTATCTTTCAAATAATCAAATACCTTTTCCAATAACTTAACATTAGTTGATGTTTCTCTACTTTGAACCACATAATTTAATAATTTATGTGGTGTCATTTTATCAAGATCATCACGTATAAATATTTTATTTTCAGTAGTTACGGTCCCACTATATTGCAATGTGTTCCATAAATCATCAACATACGCTACTACATTTTTAAAGAATGGTTTATTTTGATATTCATTCCACACACCACCATATAATTGCTTAAATGTTAATTCTTTGGCTTCTTGTTGTGATACACCGAGCAATTCACCTAAATAATCATATGTGTTGCGGTCTTTAGGAAAATCAAAACCAATTAATTCACCTATCAAACGTGGATGATAACCTTGGAAATCAATTTCTATAAACATGTCATTGTCGGGCTTGTAGCATATACGCTCGCCGTCTTCTTTGTTTAGTGCTGCAAAGTTGATGCTGTTATATGTGTTAGATGGGCGCGAAGTGGTATTATATAAATTATATTGAGTATATATTCTGCTCTTAAATAGGTTAAATTCGGGATATTGCAACTTACCTTTATAGTAGTCTATAAAGCAGGTTTTATTTAATTTAATACCGTTTTTCTCGATTTGATAGAATATATTAGTTGTTTTCTCATTATTAAATTTAAATATGTCATCATTTAAATTATATTTTTTAATAATAGGTAATGATGCTTTAAATACGGCTTCACACTCTTCATAATGTTTGCTAATTGGTATTAAGCAATTTACATTAGGTCCT